ATGCTTGCAGAAAAAAATCTAACAGGTAAATTTAAATTTGAGTTTTCAGAAGCTGTAAAAAGTTTCTCTCAATGGTTGGTAAGTATCGGCCAAGACTTCTCATATAAAGAGAAAGACTATACTATCACGGCAAAATTTGAATGTGATGAAGATTATTATAACGCTGAGGCGAAGGCGCTTGAATTGGAAGATAAAGCAAACCCTCAAATGAGCTTTGATTTAGAGGAGGATAATAATGGAACTCCGGCCATATCAGAATGAGGCGAATAACCGTATCCAAGAAGAATGGGCGAGTGGTGTCAAGAAGACGCTGCTCGTTCTTCCTACCGGATTGGGTAAAACTGTGACATTCTCAGATTTAACAAAACAATTAGTAAGCAAAGGTGAGCGGGTTTTAATTATGGCCCACCGTGGCGAATTACTTGACCAAGCTGCAGATAAACTTTTCAAAGTAACAGGATTGAAAGCTGCAGTTGAAAAAGCTGACCAAACCGCAAAGAATTCTTTTTATAGCGTGACAGTCGGAAGTGTTCAAACCTTGATGCGTGAGAAACGGCTACAAGATTTCCCGCAAGATTATTATGACACTATCATTGTTGATGAAGCACATCACATTTTGGCCAGTAGTTATCAGAAAGTCCTTGAATATTTTAGTGAAGCTAAAGTTTTAGGAGTAACCGCAACTGCTGACAGAACAGACAAGAAAAATCTGGGTGAGTTCTTTGAGTCGCTTGCTTATGAATATACCTTGCCTGATGCAATAAAAAATAAATACTTGTCACCAATGAAGGCAATGACTATTCCGTTAAAAATCGATTTATCTGGTGTTTCAATGTCAGCCGGTGACTTTAAAGCAAGTGAAGTTGGAAGTGCATTAGACCCTTACCTTTATCAAATAGCAGATGAAATGGTCAAAAATTGCTCAAACAGAAAAACAGTTGTGTTTTTACCGCTTGTCGCAACATCTAAAAAGTTCCGAGATATTCTCAATGAAAAAGGTTTTAAAGCTGCAGAAGTTAATGGAGATTCCAAAGACCGGGCAGAAATTTTAGAAGACTTTGACAACGGAAAATACAACGTACTGTGCAACTCAATGTTACTGACAGAAGGTTGGGACTCACCAGAAGTCGATTGTGTCATTATGTTGAGACCAACAAAATCACGTCCACTTTATGTTCAATGTATTGGCCGTGGCTTGCGTTTGGCAGAAGGCAAAGAAGATTGTTTAATTTTGGATTTTCTTTGGCACACAGAACGTCATGAGCTAGTTCATCCAGCACACTTGATTGCAAAAGATGATGAAATAGCTAAAAAGATGACTGAAAAAATGGCTGAGGTTGAAGAAGATGATCAGCTACAACTCTTTGATTTAGAAGAAGTTGCTCAGGAAGCTGAAAGTGAAGTGGTTCAAGACCGAGAAAACTCACTGGCAGAAAAATTGGCAGCCATGCGCAAACGTAAAAAAGGATTAGTTGATCCATTGCAATTTGAAATGTCCATTCAATCAGAAGATTTGCTCAACTATACACCTTCATTTGGTTGGGAAATGGCACCAGCAAGTGATAAACAGTTAGCAGCGCTTGAAAAATATGGTGTACTTCCTGATGAAGTTGAAAATGCTGGTAAAGCTACTTTGTTACTAGATAAATTGAATAAACGAAAAATGTCTAACTTGACAACCCCAAAACAAATCAGATTCTTGGAAAGTAGAGGGTTCAAAAATGTTGGAATGTGGAGCTTTACTCATGCTAGAAATCTAATTGACAGAGTGGCTGCAAATGGTTGGAGAATTCCAACTGACATTAATCCGAGAGAATATAAAGGAGTTTAAACTTGGAAGAAAAATTTGATTTAGTGCCACTCCTTGAATTTATTTCACCATCAGCTCTTGATTATAATGACTGGATATCTGTAGGAATGGCCTTGAAACATGAAGGATATGGAATAGATATCTGGGATAGTTGGTCACAACCTGACAGCAGATATAATGCACGAGAAATGGAAAGTAAATGGGATTCTTTGGGGCGCAATAGTGCTGCCCCAGTTACTGGTGCATTTATCACGATGAAAGCTAAGGAAAATGGTTGGCAACCTCATTCATATTCAGGGGATGGCATGGCAACTTTTGGTTGGGATGATGAAATCAGCTATGAACGTGATTACAAAATTGTTGATAACTCATGGGTTGAAGGTAAAGAAATCAGAGAGCCTGATGATAATTGGAACCCAGTTGAACAACTCAAAACGTACATTGAAACTTTATTTAAGAATGATGATTACATCGGTTACGTTGTTAATTCATGGCAACGTGATGATGGAAAATATTCTGTCAGTGGTTCTGGAGTTTACGGAAAAACAGCAGAAGAAATTCTTAATGATTTAAATAAATATAAAGATGCAAAAGATTTGGGGTGGGTTGTTGGTGATTCTAACCCCGAAGCTGGAGCTTGGATTCGTTTCAATCCGCTTGACGGTAAAGGGGTAAAAAACGAAAATGTTACTGACTTTAAATATGCTCTAGTTGAATCGGATAATTTAAGTATCGAAAAACAGAATGCAATCATGCGAGAGTTAGAATTACCAATTGCAACTTTGGTTTATTCTGGGAGTAAGTCTATTCATGCAATTGTAAAAGTAGATGCTCAAAACTATTCTGAATATCAAAAGAGGGTTGAATACCTCTATAAAATTTGTAATAAGAATGGATTGCAAGTTGATGGCCAAAATAAAAACCCGTCAAGACTTTCAAGGATGCCTGGGATTGTTCGAGGAGAACATAAACAATTTCTCATTGATACTCACATTGGTAAAACAAGCTGGGAAGAATGGGAAACTTGGATTGAAGATTTAAACGATGACTTGCCAGAATTTGAAAGCCTGGAAGAAATGTTTAAAGAAGACCCAGCACTTGCCCCAGTTTTGATTGATGGAGTTTTACGTAGAGGTCATAAAATGCTTATCGCTGGTCCATCAAAAGCCGGAAAATCATTTGCATTGATGGAGATGTGTATTGCGATTGCAGAGGGGATTCCTTGGTTTGGTTTTAATTGTGAACGTGGAAAAGTACTTTATATCAATATGGAGCTTGACCGCCCCTCAGCTTATAAACGATTCAAAGATATTTACCAAGGGATGAATGTCCCACCAAATCATCTAAAAAATATTAGTATTTGGAACATGCGTGGTCATTCTATTCCAATGGATAAACTGACACCGAAACTGATCAGACGTGCTCAAAAAGAAAAATTTGATGCTGTGATTATTGACCCAATTTACAAAGTACTGACAGGTTCTGAAAATGATGCGGAACAAATGGCCAAGTTTACAAATAACTTTGACAAGGTAGCTGCAGAACTTGGGACATCTGTTATTTACTGTCACCACCACTCAAAAGGAGCACAGGGCGGTAAATCTTCTATGGACCGAAGTTCTGGTTCTGGAGTATTTGCCCGAGACCCTGATGCAATTCTTGACTTAATTGAGCTTGAAGTTACTGACAGTTTGAGAAAACAACAAGATGCCAGGGCTGTAGCAAATTTCTATGCAGCTAAAATCAGAGATGAAAAACCAGAATATCTTAATGAAATTGGCCAAGATGATTTCCTATCAGCGCCTGAAATGCGAAAACATTTGGCTTTAGCATTTGGGGATGAGCGGGCAAGAGAAATTGCCGGCTTTGAATTGGAACAAGTCCAACGAGTTGTGAAGTTGATGACTGCTTGGCGACTTGAAGGCACACTTCGAGAGTTTCCAAAGTTTGAACCAGTCAATCTGTGGTTTAATTATCCGCTGCATTATTCCGATGATTCTGGAGTTCTGAAAGACCTTGAACCAGTTGGGAGTGAGCCAGCATTTAAACGTGGTGCCAAAAAAGGAAGTGAGAAAAATGCTTCTGAGGATAAGAAAAAAGAACGTTTAGAAGTACGTAAAGATAAAATCAATCTCGCATTTGATTTCCTAATTGGTGACAGAGAAGGCATCCCGATTGGAGAATTAGCAAAAGGAATTGAAGGACAGCCAACAGCCGAAACTGTGAAAAATTGGTTAAAACAATTACCTAATGATTACATAAAAGACAAAGATGGTTTAGTGTCTAGGGTACAAAAAGTCCAAGATGAACCAGATAATTTGTAGGGGTACAAAGATACAAAATCCCCTAAAAGTTAGTAGGTAAAATGGTACAAAAAGCCTGTGATTTTTTAGACATTTTGGGGTGCAAAAAAAGGGTACAAAAAGCCCTCTATGTAAACATAAACAAGTGTACAAAGGGGTGGAATTAATTCATCCACCCCGTTTGCACCTCAAGTATATGTTTCCTGAAAAAAGAAAAAAGATAGGCTCTGAATGTTACAGAAAAAATGAGGTGACTAGTGAAAGTAAAATATGTTGAATTTGTAAATGAAAAAATTGGAACAATAAATCACAGAATTAATTTTATTCTTGAAAAAATAAAAAAGCGGTTTGATATTGTTTCTGTACAACAGAATCTAGCAATTTCAGAATCTGGGGTAGTAAAGATAACTTCATTCACTATCCTTTATAAGGACAAATCAGATGGACTATGAAAAATTTTTCAACGATGTTAAAAATTGGATTTTAGAGTGCAACTCACAGGCGATAAAATTAGGATTCGGAAATGATGATTTTTGGAACTGGGTTGTAAATTCACTTGGAGAGTTGAGCACAAAATATAATTCACATCCGCTGGTCATGGCTCAAACGAATATGCTCATGAACTGGCTAGAAGATACCTGGGAAGAGGTGAAAAATGGATAAGACATTTAAACAAAGACTGGAAATACTACCAATAAAAAATATTGAGCATCCTGTTGGTAATACTAAATATTATGCGGCCGTTCATGTTAAATCATTGATAGCACAAGCAGACGAAGAATATCAGGAGCTATTTGATAAATATAGTAATCTCAATGATAGCTATGAAAAAGAAGTAATCAGAAGTTCTAAACTAGAATCGCAAATCATTGATTTAAAATCCCAACTCCAACAGCAAGCCCTGCCAGTCGTGCCTGAGTGTGTGGCGAAAACTGTAGAAATCCTTAAGAAGAATCCCGAAAGTTCATGGTCAAAACTATATGAAGCTTTAGGAGAAGAAGGTGTTACTTGGTTAAACGAATTCCAACATAAAGACGAAAGATTTGGATTTGGTGGATTAAATAGTAAACTAATTGTCCTTTTCCATTTAGCAATCAACGGCTATCAAGTAGAAAAACCGCAGCTGTTCTTTTTGAAGAATACTCTTACTCATGAATATCTATATCGTAAGTATAAGACAAGTCTTGAAGAACAGAGTTATTGTAAAGGCACGGATGGTAAACCTCTAGATTATTGCTTATTTACTCTTGATGAAATTGAATCAATGAATACAGGTAGCTATGAACAGATTGAGGTGGCGGAATAATGGCCCACAAATACGGAGCTAAAAAAGTAACGGTTGATGGCATTACCTTTGATAGTAAGGCTGAAAGTATCTACTATCAGTTGCATAAGCATGAGCCAAACATGAAAATGCAAGAGAAATTTGTCTTGCAAGATAAGTTCAGACTCAACGGGAAAGCTTATCGGGAAATTTACTACAAGCCAGATTTTACTTTCTATGATGATGCTGGTAATTTAATTAAAATCGTAGATGTAAAAGGGGTGTTAACTACTGAGTTTAAAATTAAAGCAAAAATGTTTGCTAATCGCTATGGAACACAAATCACGATTGCGAAAAAAGTTGCTCGAAAAGATGAATTTACAGAAAGTGTGATTTGATGAAAATTTCCCCTGGAATTAAACGAAAACAGACCCTCAAATCCCAAACTAAAGCTCCAGATTTTGAATGTGTACTTCCAGCAGCTTTGACAGCGATTAGATTAACGGTTGATGATTCTGTTGAAATCAATGAAGTTTACATCTCATTAAAAAGTGAAGGAGCACTATTGAGTTACAGTTATAAAGATTTGGAGGAAATAGAATGAAAGAAGAAACCATTTATATTTTAACGGTTTGGGATGAAGCAAAATCACAATTCGCTATCTCGGAATATGAAAAAGATATTGTTGAACAACAATTAAAGTTCGGTAATGATGAATTCATTACTTTTGAATCAACAATCGGACAAAAGATTTATTATAAACGTGATCTAGTCAAGGCTATTAGTTTTAATGAATATGTGGAGGCTTTAAATGAAGAAGATAAGTAGTGCAATTGGTTATATTATTGCATGGATATTAATTATTCTGGTCTGTCTGCTTTTATTTTCAGCATTACTGATATTACTAAAAATGTTGTGGTTTGGATATTAGGGAGGCAGAATGAAAGTAAGTACAGAATACGGGTATTTAATCAAAGCACTGAGAGAATATCCATTTGAATCACAAGTAAAAGATATTTTGCTTAATATAAGATATCCAGTTACTGAAGGTGGGTTTGACCCTAATTGGTGGATAAGTCCCCAAAATGTATCAAAAATACCTAAAGTGTTAGCTGATATGATTAAAATTGAAGCAAATCCTAAGCTTTTAAAATATAGACGATATCATCAAGCAATAACTGAAATGATAGATGAAACTGATCCAGTTGAGTGGAAAATCATAAAAGCTGTTTATATTCATAATGAATGCAATGTAACAGAAGCACTCAAGCGATATGGCTTTGTTGAAAAAACTCAAGGTTATAAAAATATTATTCGTCCGTTTTTTGAAAAATTGGAATATAAGATTGATGAAATCATAGCAAAAGAAACCTTTCCTGAGGAATCAGAGCTAAAAGCGGAAAAGTGACCGAAAATTAGGGAAAAGTGACCGTTTTTTTATGATAAAATAGTATTGTGAACGAGTGAATGAAGGTTCGACTTGTTTTCTCCTTTTTAGATTTTACCTGTCAGAAATGGCAGGTTTTTTTATACAAATTTTACAGAAAGCGAGGTACAAAAATGTGACAAAAGGTAACATATACAAGCCAACTACAGCTGAAAAAAAATTACTTGAAGTGCTTATAAATCCAGAAAATGCAGGTAAAACTGTTACAGATATTTGTAACCTTGCGAATGTAAGCCGTCGTAAGTATTATGAAGCGATGGGGAAAGAGGAGTTCTCAAACCTCGTCAATGAAACCACAATGGACTTGGTCACAGCTAAAGCGGGTAGTGTTTTAAATGCTGCTTATAAGTACGCTATGAAAGAAAAAGGATTCCAGGACCGCAAAATGATTTTAACGATTGCTGGAATTTACGTCGATAAAAGTCAAACGGAGCTGTCAGGTTCAGTTGATATCAATGAGCGTAGCAAAGAGATACAAGAACGGATAAAAGGACGGATGAAGGATGGAGAATGATTTTGATTTTTTCATGGACCTAGTTCTTAATCATCCTGTTCAGTTTGGAATAGAAAGTGGATTTGAAGACTTAGAAGACATTCATAACGAATGGATCAAGTCTTTTTTATTTTCTGAGGAAGACGAAACACTTCTGGCTCATCGTGGGTCATATAAAACGACTTGTCTTTCAATTGCAATTGCGATTCTATTGGTCATGTTTCCAAATCAAACTATCATCTTCATGCGAAAAACCGACACGGACGTTATGGAAATAGTCTTGCAGGTTCAGAAGTTATTACAGTCAAACATCTTTCAAGCTTTCTCACAAGCTCTGTGGGGGAAGTCAGTTACTTTATTGAAAGCAACAACGACTGAGATTGACACTAATCTAAAAGAAAGTAATAAGGGGACTTCTCAACTTCTTGCTTTGGGGATTGGTGCCAGCATTACTGGTAAGCATGCGGACATTGTTATCACTGATGACATTGTCAATCTGAAAGACCGTGTAAGTCGTGCAGAACGTGAGCGGACTAAAACACAGTACCAGGAATTGCAGAACGTTAAAAATCGTGGTGGACGTTTCATTAATACTGGAACTCCTTGGCACAAGGAAGATGCAATTTCTAAGATGCCAAATGTCAGAAGATATGACTGTTACGAAACAGGATTAATTAGTAAAGAACAGCTAGAGCATTTGAGACAAGCCATGATTCCCAGCTTATTTGCTGCTAACTATGAACTGAAACATATTGCAGATAAAGATGCCATGTTTAGCGCTCCAACCTATATTGCTGACGTCAGCAAAATTGCCAATGGAACAGCGCACATTGATGCGGCTTATGGTGGGAGTGACTCGACTGTTTACACTGCTAAAAAAGATAATGTGATGTTTGGCAAGAAATGGGACAAGCACGTTGATGATTGCTTGAATGAGATTGAGCTTATCCACAAGGAGTTGAAGCTTGGAACAATCCATGTTGAAAACAATGGGGATAAAGGTTATCTTGCTAAAGAAATTAAAAAACGTGGCATTCCAGTCAAAGAATATCACGAATCACAAAATAAATTTATTAAGATTGCTACCTATTTGAGAGCGGAGTGGTCTAACATTCAATGGCTTGATACGACTGATCCAGATTATATGGCTCAGGTATTGGATTATACAGAGAATGCCGAACATGATGATGCGCCAGATAGTGCAGCAAGTTTAATTAGACAAACTAAAAGTAAAGGAGGTTGGCTAGTATAATGGCAACTAATGTACTACTAAGCAAAGACCCAACAATTATTGCTTCCGGAATTAAAAATGCGATTCAGGCAGATTTAAAAGATAAAAAAAAGAAACTTGCCCAACAAGGTGTAGATTATTATAACTACAAACATGATATTTTAGACAATCGAATTTTTTATATTGATGATAATAACAATTTTAGAGAAGACAAGTACGCTACAAATATCAAGATACCCAATGCTTTCTTGAATGAATTGATTGACCAGAAAGTCCAATACCTTTTATCAAATCCAGTTGAAATCGAATGTGATGATGACCAGCTGGCTAAGTACCTTGAAGATTATTATAATGAAGACTTTCAATTGTTCCTTAATGACTTACTGACAAACGGAAGTCAAAAAGGCTTTGAATATGTTTATCCTCGGACTACTCCTGATGATGTCATTGTCTTTCAAGTTTTAGACGGATTAAAAATTATTCCTATTTATGATGATTTGAATGTCGTTCAAAAAGTCCTTCGTTACTACTCAAATGACATCGTCAAAGACGGTAAGGTAAAAACAATTAAGACTGCTGAACTGTATGATGATAAAGAAGTCATGACCTTTGAAGCTTCTGAAAAAGATAATTATGAATACATCGGTTCACAACCTCATATTCTTGGAACTAATGGAGAGGAGATTGGCGGTCGTTCTTATGATACTATTCCGCTCTATCGTTACCAGAACAACCAACAGGAACGAACAGATTTAGAACCAATCAAAGCGCTTATTGATGACTATGACTTGATGAATTCTTATCTATCAAACAACTTACAGTCTTTCTCTGATGCCATTTATGTGGTTAGAGGATTTGAAGGTGACTCTTTAGATAAACTCCAAATGAACCTCCGGAATAAAAAGGTTGTAGGTGTTGGAGATGATGGAGGAATTGATGTAAAAGTTGTCAATATTCCAGTTGAAGGTCGTAAGACTAAAATGGAGATTGATAGCGAAAATATCTACCGTTTTGGCTTTGGTTTTGATAGCTCACAAGTCGGTGATGGCAATGTGACGAACGTTGTTATTAAGTCACGATACACAAGACTAGACATGAAAGCCAATAAGACAGAGGTTCGGTTGAGAGCTTTCTTGAAATGGTCGCTTGATTTAGTCATTGCGGATATTAATCGAAAAAATAACACATCCTACAACAGCAATCAAGTTGAGTTTGTCATTACTCGTGAAATGCTGGTCAATGAAAATGACCTTGCGAATAATGAAAAAGTTGAAGCTGACACAAAATCAGTTGAAGTACAAACACTTCTTGCAGCAGCTCCATTATTGCCGGATGATGAAGTTGTTCAAATGATTTGTGATATTTATGACTTGGATTATGACGAAATCCAGAAACAATTAAGTGTTAAAGGATATGAAACCAATCCTGAACAGTGAGGTGATTCATGAATATTGAAAGTCCAGTAGATGAAAAAAAACTCCACAAGTTCTATGAAAACATTTCTAAATCTGTGAATCAGAAAATTGAGGATTGGCTAGAGCATTACGGCGATTTATCTTTTAGCAAACGGATAGAGTTTGAAAGATTGTTAAATGTCAGTAATGAAATTCGTCAAATACTTGGAGAGCCTAGCATTAATATTGCTGAAACGATTAAGAACCATATTTTAACAGAAGGAGCAAACGGATATAATTCTGTTTATTACTCTCTTGAAACTGGCTATAATCTTGATTTGAACTTTCATAGCTTAGACAATAAGTTTTTAACTGAGCTGATGAACAATCCAGTAGCTGGTTCTACTTTGTCAAAGCGACTCTATAAATACAGAAATGAATTAGCTTCAAAGATTAGTGATGCTATTGCTAGAGGGATGTCTTTTGGTTATGGTTATGACAGAATCGCATTGGAAATATCAACAATTACAGAAGCTAACTATCGGCAAGCTTTGAGAATTGCTCGTACAGAAGGTGGTCGTGTTCGTTCTATAACCACTCAAAAGGGTTATGAAGAAGTCAAAGAAAAAGGGGTTGATTTAAAGAAACAATGGATGGCAACCAACGATGGTAGAACTCGTACAGACCACTCATTACTCAATGGCCAGATTCAAGAAGTTGATGAAGACTTTAAAATTGGTTCATATAAAGCACAAGGGCCTCGGATGTTTGGAGTTGCCGAAGAAGATATTAATTGCAGATGTACAACGGTCACAGTCGTTAATGGGATTGCTCCTAAGTTGTATCGAGAGGGAGATAATTTTTATCAAAAGAAATATGATGATTGGTTGAAAGATAAAAAATAGAGCGTTTGTCACTGACAGGCGCTTTTCTTATGCTCAAAGGAGGGCAGAAAATGGACGAACTACAATTTACAAACAAAGCAAAGCAAATGGTAGCTGACTATGCCAATAAAAAGAACGATGAAAAAACGACGCCATTAGAAATATATGTCGTGTGGTCATGCAAGACTTTACAGAATAACAAAGCGCTGCTTTCTACCGATGCCCCAGACGGACGTTATTACGAAGTGACTTACAACGGGGATAAGCAAGAGTTTTATTTTGACGCCTATATCAAGGAACACAATCAACTCATTAAATAAAAATTTTAAACCCGTCGAATTTCACGGGTTTTTATTCTAGGAACTTTTCTAATTGGCAATAGAGCAGGGTCGCTACCTGTGGAGTTGGTTCGATTCCAGCAGTTCCTTTAGGCGAAAGCCGAAAATTCGACTAGACACGTCGTAAAAAGTGCAAGCATCGTGAGAGCGAACTCGTATAAAAGCGTAGGTGTGAGGAGGAAGAAAATGACATTTGAAGAGTATTTAAAATCTCTTGGGTTAGATGATGAGCAAGTAACATCCATTACTGCAGGAATGGAAGAAAACAAGTTCTATCTAACTTCTGAACAGAATCTTGAAGAACGCTATAACAAGGCTGTTCAACAACGAGATGAAGCAAAAGAGCAACTCAATTCTAGTAAAGAAAGAATTACTGAACTTGAAGCTGCTGCCGAAGAAGTTCAAAAAACTTTAGAGTCTAATCAATCTGAGTTAGAAAAACTTGAAGAACTTCAAGGTCAAGTTGAAACACTGACAAGCGAAAATAGCTCAATCAAACGTACTACTAAGCTTGAAAAATTGCTGACTAAAGCTGGTGTTAATGACATTGACTATATTCTCAACTATAAAATGCGTGGTGGAGAAGATTTAGAAGTTGGAGAAGATGGAGAGTTTACTAATTTCGATGACAAGCTCAATGAGTTGAAAGAAAGCTATCCAAAATACTTTGAGGCCCCTGAACCTCCAAAAGATGATAAGGGCTGGACTCCTTTGGATAACAACCCTAAAGACGGTAAAAAAGAAGATTTTGACCCGTTCTCAGAAAAAATTGCCAAATATAACCAATAGGAGGAATCACTTTGGAAGACAAAGAAAAACAACCGATTACGGTTGCACAGCTTAAAGAAGCTGGAATTGACAAACTTGTCGCTGGACTAACAGAGGCCATTGATAAAGAAGATGACGCAAATGTAGGTAAAGCACTGCAAGACCTTACAGAAGGCCTTAAAAAAATTGATTCGCCAGATGATAAAGAAGATGACGAAGAAAAACCTGATCCATTTGCTGATAAAGTCGCAAAATATGTTCCACAAGGGAAATAAGAGAGGTAAAAAATTATGACAACTAATAACAATCAACAAAATGCACGTCGTTTTGAACCACAATATAAAGGGATTCTTACCGCAGTATTTAACGCTAAATCCGCATTCTCTGGTGCATTTGCTCCAATTCAATCAGTTGACGGAATCACTTCTAACACAAAAGCCTTTTCTGTAAAAACTAATGCTACACCAGTAGTAATTGGAACTTACAGCAAAGACGCAAATGTTGGTTTTGGAACTGGAACTGGAAACTCTTCACGTTTTGGTAACCGTACTGAGGTTATTTATGCTGATACTGATGTTGATTTCAGCTATGAATTGGCAATTCATGAAGGAATTGATATTGCCACAGTAAACGCTGGACTTAACGATGCAGTAGCAGACCGTTTGGAAGCTCAATCAATTGCTCAAACTCGTTACATGAACCAAAAAAACGGTAAATTCTTGTCTGATAACGCAAGCAAAACACTTGCAATGGTAGATGCTGATAGCAAATACACAGAAGAAAATATCAATGCTTTGTTCAATGCTGCTGCAAAAGAATTCACTAATAATGAAATCGATGCAGATAAAACAGCATACCTTGTTCCTGATTTATATCAAGCAGTTGTTGACTTGACTAATGCAACTTCATTAAAAGGTGCAACTGTCAGTCTTGATAACAACACTGTTCCAAAATATAAAGGGTTCAAACTTGAAGAAACTCCTGATAAATACTTTGTTTCAGGCGAAGTTGCTTATTTTGCTGCTGATCAAGTTGCTATTCCTTTTGTTGGTATTGCTACAGCTCGTACAATTGATGTAGAAGCCTTTGACGGTAAAGCACTCCAAGCTCATGCTAAAGGTGGTCAATTCATGCTTGATGACAACAAGAAAGCTGTCTTGAAAGCAACTGCTCCAGCTCCTACTGCACCTCAATTAGCAACTGGAGTTACACTGGATCAAACCACACTTAGTTTAAAAGTTGGAGAAACTGCAACACTAGCAGCTACAGTTGAACCAGCTAATACTACAGATAAAACTGTAAGTTTTGCTTCTGCAGATCAAACAATTGCTACTGTAACACCGGTACAAGGTAAAGTAACTGCCGTAAAAGCAGGTACGACTGATATTACAGTAACAACCGCTAATGGTAAGACAGCTACTTGCACTGTAACTGTAACCGCAGCATAAAGAAAAAGGATGGGGGTAAATTATGATTATAACGCTAGATGAAGCACAAAAAATCAACCCTGACCTGACTCAAGAAACACTTGATGGATTAGAACAGTCTATTCGTGCTCTAACTCATAATAAGTTTCAAAATTTGAACATCAGATTTTATCAGTTCAAAGTAACCAATGAAAATACTTTAGAGTTCAATGACACGCTTTCTTTTCTTCGTGTTGGTGAAACAATTGAAATCAGTAATACCTGGAGTCAGACGGGTTCAGGATTAAATCAGGACATGGGCGTGAATGATGGCTTGTATGTGATTGAAGAAATCACTGACAAGACAATCAAGCTTAAAGATGCGGAGTTGTTTAATGGCAATTTTCAAAGTGCTTTTATCACTAAGATATCTTACCCTCCTGACATTGTCGAAGGTGTCAAAAGATTGCTCCAGTATGATGTATCTATGGGAGATAAGCTCGGTGTCAAGTCTGAGAGTATTGCTCGGATGAACATCACTTACTATGATATGAATTCGAGTGAATCAATCAATGGTTATCCAGCCAGTTTATTTGGCTTTCTGAAAAAATATAAGAAAATGAGGTGGTAAGATGTATGCACCTCATTCTTTTATTATTCAAAAGTTTGAATCTGACGGTGACGGAATCGGTGGAGTTGTAAAAACTTGGAAGGATTTCACTACTGTAAAAGGTTATTTAGATTTAGTAAATGGAACAAACCAAGCCACGTTACAAAATGCTATCGTTGAGGAATCTACTCATATTTTAATTATTCCAAAGTATGTTTCTGGAATCACTGATAAAATGCGAGTTATTGATGAAGAAGGAAAAGTTTATTCAATTACTTATCCTGATAATCCTATGGGATTCAATCATCATAATGAGATTTATCTTGTTTTTGGAGGCAAAAATGGCAATTAAATATGAGAATAATTTTCCAGCTGTTGAAAAGCTAATTGATAGCAATGTGGAGCGTGCTCTTATTGCTTCAAGTGAACTGGTTCGTTCACAAGCAAAGACAAATGTCACTGCAGCAGGAAGAGTTGACACAGGTAAGTTGCGAGACGATATCAATTACAAGTTAGTAAAAGATAGTGGCTACTCTGGCGGAATGGCTTCACAGATTGGTTCACCAGACAACCATGCTATTTACAATGAATTCGGTACTGGTGAATTTGCTGAAAATGGTGCTGGTCGAAAAGGTGGCTGGTTTTATCGAGCTGCAGACGGAACACCACACTTTACTAAAGGTTTAAAACCTATCAAATTCATGAGAAACGCTTTTCGTGACACTAAGCAAGAAGTTCAGAATATCTATCAACAGGAACTAGGAAAGGGGATAAAATGATTGAGTTATTGCAAACATTAAAATTGATGTTTGACCAAGTTACTAAAGAGAGTTATTTGGAAATTAATAACTCCGAAAAAATTAATTACCCTTATCTAACATACTCACTTGATATTGATAACATCAACAGAAATACTGATGGCTTTTATTTAGACATTGATATTTTTGATGAGAATTCTAGTTTTATCAATATTTTTAATTTAGAAAGTCTCTTACGTGAAAACTTTGATTTCAATCAAAAATTCACGGATGGGCTTTTTTTACGTTTTTATTTTCAACGTTCATATTCAGTGGAAACACAGAGTGATACGTTGAAACGCAGAAATTTGCAAATTTATTGCAAAGTAGATTGGAGAAATAAATGACATTACCAAACTCAGGTTATACAAAAACTTCATCAGAAAATTTCATGATTAATGCAGGAACAATTGTAGTAAACGTGGAATGGGATGAAACTTCAAAATCATTTACAGGAACACCACTTGGCGCAACGAGTGATGGAACAAAAGTAAATATCGAACAAAAATACCGCAAAATCGCAGTTGATGGAACTGGCCATGTGGATGTTCAAGGCCTCTGGGTACTTGATGAAGCACACGCAACTGTTGGTGCCAAATTGAAAGAACTCACGGCTGAAAATATGGCTCTAGGACTTAATGGTACTAAAAACGAGTCAGCAGAATATGATGGCTATACTGAAATTAAATCAAAACGTTACCTTGAAGAAGGCGATTACATCAAAAATATGGCGATCGTTGGTAAATTGACAGGTAGTGAAAAACCTATCATCATCCTTTTAGATAATGTGCTGACTACATCCGCTTTTGCTCTTGAAACAAAAGACGGTGATGAGGCTGCTATTGACTATGAAGGAACAGCCAATGCCTCATTTGAACAATTGCAAAAAGATGAGTTCCCTTGGACTATCCTTTATCCAACTAGCCCAAAAGTATAACCCCTAAAAGTGTGGAGTTTAATAAAACAACTTTATCACTTTCAATCGGGGGGACTGAAACATTAACGATTACTGTTTTACCGGCTTATGCATATGATAAAACAGTAACATTTACTTCTAGTGACCCTACAATTGCCAATGTTGATACATATGGGAGAGTTAATGGGCTCAAGCTAGGTAAAACGATTATTAAAGCGACAACTATTAATGGTTTAACAGCATCATGCGAAGTCACTGTTGAATTGAAGACGCCAACCAATCTAACTGTTTCTGATGTCACTTCTTCAAGTGCTAAAGTTTCATGGGAAAATGGGTGATACTATGGCAGATAAAAATTATTTACATACCGCCTATGCCAACAGCGCAGACGGCACGGACGGTTTCACGACTGTTTATCCGAATTTGAATTTGCTAGATGGTACTAAAGATTTTAGCGGTACTTGGACAAATTCAAGTAGTTGGGTAACTGATGGAACATATAAAGGCTTAACTGTAAAAAAAAGAACCGCTCAATGGAATGGTATTTATAAAACTTTCACAGCACCGCAAAGCGGAGTTTATACTTTTTCAGCTTATGTCAAAAGTACAGCGCCCAATACGAATGTTCAACGTTATGTTAGTGTAAACGGTGGTAACGCTGGTGCCGTCGTTCCTAACAAGTTGATAGGAAACAATTTTGATTGGTTGAGAGATAGTTTCAATGTAACTTTAAGTGCTGGGGACACTATCTATACTAAATACGAAATAACTGGTTCAGGACCTAATTCAATCTTATGGACTGCTGGTCATAAATGGGAACCAGGCTCAACCGCTACTCCTTGGATGCCCTCATCTAGCGAAGTCACAACTGCTGACTGGCCGAAGTATGTAGGAACTTACGTTGATACGAATCCAACTTCTAGCACGGCCCCTAGTAAATACGATTGGGATGAAATGAAGTATCGGGTTTATTTAGATGGTATACCTGTAGGTGGAAGTAAACTTCTGTCATTTGATTTGGAAAATCTAAAGGCAGACACAACATACAACGTACAGGTTAATCAAATCAATGGCAATGATGAAAGCGATAAGTCAGAAAGCGTTGCTTTTAAAACATTATTAACTAATTAAAATATAGAAATAGAATAGAGGAAAATACTTATGACTGAACAATTGAAATTACGTGAATTGCAAGGGGATGACCTATTTACGCTTCTTGGAATTTTTGCAAAGCTAGAAATTCAAGATGACATTGTTGAAATCTTCAATGGGGTAGATACTTCTGACCTTTCAGTAATTGAGGCACGAGGCAGAAACCTCATGTCAAGTCTAATTTCAAAACTATTGAAAAATATCACAACTGTAAAAGTAGAACTCAACAACTTCTTAGGTGAATTGACTGGGACTACTGGCGAAGAAATCGGCCAATTGAATCTTGTCACTTATGGTAAATTGGTGAAAGATTTCATTGGAAAACCTGAGTTGAAAGATTTTTTCCAATCATTGTCATCATAAAACAAATTGATGACGGTGAACATCAGTTAAAAGATTTCCTTTTTAGAAGATATAGTAATCCATTGGCTGTCTTGGCGACCTATTCGCTGGGACAGGCAGTGGATTTTATTTTATATCTTTATGAACAGGAAAATGAAGAAACATTATGGGAGATGTGGCTTTCTAAGGATATCGACGAAGACTTTTCAGAATTTAAAAAGAAAAATATGAAAACTTTGAGAATCAAAGAAAAAGATGTCATTACCCCTGATAAAGAGCAAGAAAATTTAAACTTTGCAGCTCAATATTTCAATTTTAGTAAGGAGGTAAAAATGAATGGAAGTATTTAGTTTATTTGGTACGCTTGGTTTAAGAGGCGCAAGTGATGTAAAAGCTCAACTTCAAGAAACGAGCAAACAAGCCGATAATACGGCCAAAACATTTGATAACTCTACTGAGAGAACTGGGAAAAGTTCTCAAAGCCTTTTAGCTAAGATTGGAGCTGGATTCACACAAGCTGGAAATGTTGCAGGTCAATTTGTAGCTGGATCAATCAGAGCAATTGGGAGCTTCGGTCAGTCCCTTGAAAATCAAGGTCAGAATATGATTAACTTCGGTGGTGGGGCAAAAACTGCCCTTGCTACTGTTGGTTTATCAGTTGGAACGCTTGCCATGTCTATCACAGCAGGGATGAAAAGATTAGACGCTTTGAATGGTGCCAACCTTGTCTTCCAATCAATGGGAGCTGCTGCAGATACTTCATTTGGTGGAATCAGTAAAGCAGCACAAGATATGACCAAAGGGACGGTTATGGCTGTTGGTGACTTTAATTCTAAAGTTCAACAATATATAGCCAAAGGAGTCCCACAAGCTGCAGCAATTGCAACAACTGCATTAAATGCTTTTGTTAAAGGGACGTCAGTTGGGATGACTGATGCAGCAACAGCGACTGCTCGTTTTAACTCTGTTGGTATGGATTTGAATAAATCTACAACAGAATTTAAAAACATGACCAAGGTTTTGGCTGGGACAGGTAATGCTACAGCAGAAGGAATTGACCGGGCTTCATTGGCAATTTCTCAAATGGCTGGTAAAGGGAAGTTGGACATGGGTAACATGTTACAACTTATGAACACCATGCCTAATGCCTTAGCTTTTGTCTCACAATCTACCGGAATATCTATGAAAGATATTCAACAAGCCATTTCTGATGGTAAAGTAAGCTATGAAGATTTTTCTAAGGCTTTGCAAGACCAATCAGTAAAAGTTGATGAACAATTTGCCAAACAGGGTGGAGTTATGGCTCAGACTGGTAAGACCTTTGAAGGTTCTATCTCAAACATGAAAGCAGCTGTTGCACGTTTTGGGGCTTCAATCTTAGAAGGAATTGGTCAAAGTAAAATAACTGATGCAATGGCAAACATTGGTTCAAAAATTGATGAAACTGCCGCTAAAATTACTCCTATCATTCCGAAAGTCGTTGATTTTGGAACAAAATTATTTAATCTAGCTCAAAAATTCGCACCAGTTATCGGTGCTTTTTTAGCCTTTAAATTAGGTGCGCTTGGAGTTGGAACGGTAATGAAACAGGTTGGTAGTATTTTTACAACCTTTGCTAAAAATCCTATTTTGTCTATGCTCATGCTTCTAGCTATGTGGATTGCCCAAAATTATGCTAAAAGTGAAGAATTTAGAAAAAAAGTTGATGATTTATTAACTAGTCTCCAGCCCTTAGTAAAAGTGGTGCAAGATGTAGGGAGCAAATTTAAATCATTTATTGATTGGATGAATAAAGGTAGTGCTGGGGCTCAAGTGGTTAAAGCTGCTATTGTAGGAATAGTAACTGCAATAGCTACATTTACAATATTGAACACTGTTGCAGGGTGGATAGCAAAAGTTAAAACTGCATTTGCCTTACTTAATGCGACTTTCGCAGCAAGTGGCATAGGGCTGATTATTATTGCAATTTCTGCTTTAGTAGCTGGTTTAATATACTTTTTCACTCAAACAACGACTGGGAAACAGTTATGGCAAGATTTCATCAATTGGTTGAAAAATGCTTGGCAAGGAATTAGTTCATTCTTCTCAGGCTTATGGAACGGTATTGTAAATACTTTTAATGGAGTTGTAGAAGGAATAAAACAATCCTGGGAAAATATCACATCATTTTTCAGCCAACTCTGGACTAACATTGTGAACACTTTTAATTACGCTGTTAATTCAATTGCTGCATTTGTAGTTCCAATCTTTAATAATATTGTTTCAGGAATTCAAATAGCAATGAATCTAATTTGGTCAGTCATACAAATTGTATGGCAGGCTATTAAAGTTACTTTCGAGCTTGTAGTTGGTGGAATAGTTGCTTATATAAAATGGGCTGGCGAGGTATGGCTTTCTATCATAACAACCGCTATGAACCTTATAAGCAGTGTCATCATGACTGTTTGGAATGCAATTCAACCTTTTGTAATGACTGCAGTAAATGCTATTAAAGATGTTATTACAACAGTATGGAACACGATTGTTTCTGTAATCACTACAGTAATGAGTACTATTGGTAATGTGATTTCAACAGCATGGGCTGGAATAAAAGTTGTCTTTAGCACGGTACTGGGATGGATAAGTTCATACATCAGTATTGTAGTAAGCACTTGGCAAACCATTATTTCTACAGTGATGAATGCTATTCTTGCTGTGATTGTTCCGATTTGGAATACAATCAGTTCAGTTGTCAGTACAGTAGTGGGTACTATCAGAAATGTTATCTCTACAGCTTTTGAAGCTGTCAGAAGTACAACTGTTAATGTATTTAACGCAGTAAGTGGTGTTGTATCAAGTGTCTGGAGTGCAATTACCAATACCATTAATAACGCTGTGAATGCCGTGAAAAATGGCGTATCATCTGGATTCAATGCTGTAAAAAGTGTTGCATTAAGCATATTTAATGCTGTAAGTAGCAGCATTTCAAGTATTTGGAATGGGATTCAAAATGGTATTTCTAACACTGTCAATAGCATCAAGAGTACAGTATCAAGTGTTTTCAATGCCATAAAGAGCGCTATGGAATCTCCAATCAGAGGAGCACAAAGCGTTATTAGTGGGATAATTAATACAATTAAAGGGTTGTTCAACTTTAAAATTAGTTTTCCTAAAATTGAAATCCCAAAAATTCCAATGCCTCACTTCAAAATTAGTGGTGATTTTAATCCATTAAAAGGTAAAATACCATCAGTTGGAGTTGACTGGTACGCAAAAGGTGGGATTATGACTGGTGCCACTGTCTTTGGAATGAATGGTAATAATCTTCAAGTCGGCGGTGAAGCTGGACGTGAAGCTGTTATTCCTTTGAATAAAGAAACACTTGGTCAGATTGGTGATGGAATTAAAAAATCAACTTCAGGGATGAATGACGAATCTCTAGTATTCAACCAATACAACTACAGTCCAGAAAATATTGATGCACGTACAGCGTCTAAATATGCCAAAAGAGATGGTAAAGATATGCTTCGTACACTTAGAATTAGAGGTAATTAATCATGCAAATTGTATATAAAAATACTAATGGGGAGCAAGTCGTCCTTGGACAGCAACCTCCTTTTTTAGTTACTTCAAAAAAAGGGTTTGCTCAGGTAGACAATGTCATTACCAAACAAACTCAGTATGGGTTAGATGGCTCTATCTTAATCAATCAACAACTTGACGATAAGGAACTTGAAATTGAAGGGGAATTTATTGCCAGTGACTCCAGTGATTTAGAAAATAAAAAAACACAACTTGCCAGTATTTTTAATCCTAAATTAGCAGGAACGCTTACTTATTTCCCAGATAATGGAGGAGTTTATTACCTGGATGTGTTGGTCGAAAAATTTTCAATGAATGAATCATCGACAAATCTAAGTCAAGTTTATAGTATTAATTTTCTATCACTTGATTCCTATTGGGTAGATAAAAACCAAGCTGATAAGCTTATTCCTTTATCTACTTTAAAGAAAAATTTAACCTTTCCTTTAAGAATAACCAGTGGCTTTACCTTTGCTTTAAGGTCATCCAATAATATTCAGAATATCGTGAATGATGGCGATGTCTCAGTAGGGATGGTTGTTATTTTAGAATTCACTGGTGAAGTAACCAATCCAAAAGTTTTAAATGTGACAACTGGAGAATATTTCAGACTAGAGAACACTTATACAGTTGGGGAAATCATCAAAATTGTTACTCTTCGGGGTGAAAAAGAAGTCTTGTTGACTACCAGCGATGGTACAGAGGAAAATAACCTTGAATTTTGGGATGAAGATAGTATTTTCTTACAACTTGATAAAGGCAATAACTTTTTCCAATTACAGGCTGATTCCGGTTCAGAAAATATGATTGGTACTGTAAGAATTAGTCCCAAAGTATTAGGAGTTTAAAATGCAAAGAATTTTACTTACTTATCAGTGGTTGGGGGATTTCAACTACGCAAAAGCAAAAATTTTTGATGGCTTTGAGTCCCTAATTATTTACGAGAATTATGGTAAATGTAACACATTTGAACTTGATGTTCCCTTTAGCTTTGAAAACAACTCTATCTTCAAACCAGAAAATATCTTTAAATTTGATGGTGTTTACTATTACGTTGATGATGTTTCGGGTACAAGTGATAAGTTAAAAGTTTGCGGGAAGTCTTTAGCTGGTAAATATGATAGTCGGATTATTGACAGGACCTATATTGCCAGTAAAAGTCCTGCTTTAATTGCTTGGGACCACATTAATCAAGAAATCATAAACCCTGGAAACTATTCAGACATCAATGGCTCATATAATGGAGCAGATAGAAAAATAGATTATCTCACTTTATCAATTGCTTCAGATTTGGGACTACAGTCTATTGATTATCAAAACTCTTATGGTGAAGTTCAAAAGCAAGTTGAAACATTGTGTGAAACTTATAATTTTGGGTTTAAAGAAGTTGGAGCAAAAGGGGTTGTAAGCAACCAAATTCAATTTTTTAAGGGTAGAGATGTCTCTAAATGGGTTGTCTTTTCTGATGATTCAGACGGTTATGAAAACCTTAATGAGGTAGAATTTGAACATTCTACTTTTGATAAGAAAACAGTAGCTTATGCCTTTGGAGAAGGAGAGGGCAGTGACCGTAAAAAAATTGTACTAAATCCAACAATCAAAGGTTTATCCCGAAGAGAATTATACGTAGATGCTCGTGATTTGCAAAGTAGTGATGGAACTACTACAATTCCGTCAGCAACCTACAATAATATGTTAAAGGATAGAGCTAACCAATCTTTAGCTGATAAAAAAGAAGTCATCACCTTAAATGGTGATTTTGTTTTGACATCTAAGTTAGTACAGTTTGGGCGTGATTTTTTCGTCGGTGATACTGTTAGATTGACAAGTAAAAGATATGGGGCAGCTAAAACGGCTGTTATTTCCCAAGCCAAAAAAACTTATAACGATAAGGGAGAGTATTTGGAATTAATTTATGACAAAGAAACTCCCACAATATTTGATATTTTAGGGAGGAATAAATGACATCAAATGAAAAATCTTTCCCATGGGATGACCACAATGGTGACCGTGAATATAGTTCTGATGAATTCGCGGAATTTTTCTCAACATTGTTTAAACCAGGGGTAGTCGCGACAGCAAACTTTGGAACTGGTTTACAGATTACAGAATCCGCCAGTTTGGGAATGCGTGTGAAATTTGGTTCTGGAGAAGCTTTTAGTAGCTTTGGGCGAAACTATGTTCATGACAAGGATGAAGAAGTGACCGTTCCAATTGCAAGCACATTGCAAGACAGAACGGATAGCGTCGCCATTCAATTCAATAAGTCACAACGTGAGGCTTTTTTTGTATATAAAGAGTCTGATACAACAGTGACCAGAACAGATAGTATTTTTGAATTACAAATTGCGAAAATACTTGTTCCCAAAAATAGTACCCAGATTACTAATGCAAACATCACGGATATGCGAGCTAATGAGAGTGTCTGTGGATATTTTAGCCCTCACGGAAAACTTAACACAGGAGATATCACTGCTCAATTTGTCGCATGGTTTAATGATTTTAAAGGAAAATTAGGCACTGATCCCGCTACAAATTTACAACTTCAAATTACTGACTTGGATTCAAAAGTAGTCCATAATACTGGAGATGAAACAATTTCCGGTAAGAAGACATTTAGTGAAGTAGTTGATATGCCAAAATTTGCGGATTCTTATGTTGTCTTTTTTGCAAATAAAGGTGGTGGAAATACAGTCACATTTACTGCACCTTGGGACTGTACTGCAGAAGTTGAACTCTTTTATCATGGTTGGGGTTACGGAGGCGGAGAATGGGAAATCGGAATTACTACTCCCTCCGGATTAACACAGATTTATGAGGCAACAGGATATACTAATGGGCATAATAGTCAAGCTATGGCCATGCCTGCAAAGGCTATCTACTCCGGGCTCAAAAAAGGACAACAATATACCTTTGACAAACGTGATGTAAGCGGAAGAGCCGGGGGCTCATCTCGTCCAATGATGATTGTAAAACTTTATCGGAATTAGAAAGTAGGGGGTATGGATGCATTAGTACATGAAGGGTGGCTTTTTTTCAAACTTGTTATTGATAATTGGGCCGCTCTTCTTATAATTTCTGGTATTTTCGGATGGATGTATCGAAGAATGACCAAGAAACAGGAGGAACAATTAAGAATACTTTTAGTAGTCATTAAACGTGTTGAGCTTGGAGAAGCAATTAACCATGATTATGGCTTACAAATTGTCAGTGGTATTTTTGATGAATATACAGCGTTAGGGGGCAATCACTACGCTCACGAAATTTACGAAAGATATAAGGTGGGAAAAGAAAATGATTTTTAATAACAAATTTTACAACGTCATCAAATGGGCTGTTTTGACAGCATTGCCAGCTCTCAGTCTTTTTATTGGTGTAATTGGTAAAGCCTACGGTTGGGGTGGAACTGATTTAGCTATTATTACTTTGAATGCATTCACGGTATTCTTGGGAACATTGGCTGGAGTAAGTGCTGTCAAATATAATAATCAGCCAAATGATACGGAGGAAAACAAATGAAAAAAGTAATTAAAAAGGCTGCCATTGGAATGGTAGCTTTCTTTGTTGTCGCAGCAAGTGGACCAGTATTTGCGGCAGTTGGCGATCAAGGTGTGGATTGGTCAAAATATAATGGAGACTATGGGAACTTTGGCTATGATCATGATAAGTTCGCTTTTAGTCAAGTTGGTGGAACTTATGGCGGTTTATTCGTTGACCAAGCGACTTATTCAACACAAGTTGCATCTGCCATTGCTCAAGGTAAACGAGCACATACTTACATTTGGTATCAAGTCGGAGGTTCCCAAGAAGTAGCAAAAGCAGCACTTGACCGCTACTTGCCAAAAATTCAAACGCCAAAGAATTCTATTGTAGCTTTGGACTATGAAAGTGGAGCAAGTGGAGATAAACAGGCCAATACTGATGCGATTCTTTATGGAATGCGACGTGTAAAAGCTGCTGGATATACTCCAATGTATTATTCTTACAAGCCGTACACTTTGGCAAATGTCAATTATAAGCAAATCATCAAAGAGTTTCCTAACTCATTATGGATTGCGGCATATCCAAATTATGAAGTAACACCAGTTCCAAACTATAGCTTTTTCCCAAGTATGGACGGAATTTCGGTATTCCAATTCACCTCAACTTATGTTGCTGGCGGACTTGATGGAAATGTTGACTTAACTGGAATCACTGACAAAGGTTATGAAGGCGGGAACGCAACTAAACCAGATACTGACACACCAGCCACTGATGATGGTAAGGATGCCAACGAAGTGACACCAAGTGAAATCCAAAAGTGCATGACTGTCACTATCAAGTTTAGTGCAACGAATTACTCAACAGGACAAGCAATCCCTAAATGGGTTAAGGAAAATTCCTATAAAGTCCTCCAAAAATCTGGCAATAAAGTCTTGCTTGATAATATCATGAGCTGGGTTGCAGCAAGTGATGTTCAAGCGCTAGATACAGGCGGAAGTAATTCAACTGGAAAGACTAAAACTCACATTGTTCAGTCTGGCGATACTTTAAGTGGTATTGCTTCAAATTGGGGCACTAACTGGCAAGAATTAGCACGTCAGAACAGTTTATCTAATCCGAATATGATTTACTCTGGTCAGGTTATTCGCTTCACAGGCGATCAATCTGGAGCTACAGCACGAGCTTACACCGTACGTTCTGGCGATAATCTTTCATCAATTGCCAGTCGTTTAGGAACAACAGTTCAAAGCTTAGTTTCAATGAACGGCATCTCAAACCCTAATTTGATTTATGCTGGTCAAACACTAAATTATTAAAATTAACCCTCGCATGCATGCGGGGGTGTTTTTTTATTTTCCGAATTAAACCCAAACCCGTCGAATTCGACCAGTTTAGATTATTGCTGACCTCAACAAATATGATATAATGAAACTCTTAAACATGGGTGTCAGCAATCTGCTGGCATTTTTTGTAGGGACAAAATAGGGACAAGATAGCCCTATCCCTTGCGGGTTGTAGGGTGAAAAGGGCGACCGTCGCCTTAATAAAAAAAGATACTTGCTTGGAAAAGCAAGTTTTTTTGTTTTAAATTACATCATTTTTTTAATAGAAATTTGCCTTTTTGATGTGCTTCGGTAATCATAATGACTGGTCTTTTGTGTTAAAATAGGAGCTATGAATATCGAGTCAAAAATAAAAGAGCTTACGGAAAAATTAAATCAGTATGCTTATGAATATTATACTTTAGATGAGCCTTCGGTAGAAGACAGTGAGTACGATCGACTCTATCAAGAATTGGTAAAATTGGAGGCTGAAAATCCACAACTAACTAGAGCGGATTCTCCAACGCACCGAACAGGTGGGGTTATTTTAGACGGATTTGTTAAATTTAGACACCCTTATAATCTCTATAGTTTAGGGGATGTTTTTTCGCGTGAAGAATTAGCAGTTTGGGAAGAACGAGTTCGCAAGGAAATTGCTAATCCAGAGTATATTTGTGAATTAAAAATTGATGGTCTTTCATTGTCTCTTTATTATGAGAATGGTTTGCTTGTGACTGCAGCGACTCGGGGCGATGGAACAACGGGTGAAAATATCACAGAAAATGTGAAACGGATCAAAGATGTTCCTTTAAAGCTTAAAGAAGCAATTGATATTGTGGTACGTGGTGAAGCTTATCTTCCACGTAAGAATTTTGCTAAACTGAACAAAGAGCGTGAACTTGAAGGAGCAGCTCCTTTTGCTAATCCAAGAAATGCGGCAGCTGGGACTTTACGTCAACTTGATACGAAAATAGTTGCCAAACGTGGTCTTGCAACTTTCCTTTATCAAGAAGCAAGTCCAGCAACTAATGACACTCAAGAAGAAGTCTTAGAATATTTTGAAGAACTTGGTTTCCAAGTCAATCCTGAACGTAAATTTGCTCGAAATATGGATGAAATTTGGGAATTTATTGAAGAGGCTACCCGTCTGCGTGACGAACTCCCCTATGATATTGACGGGGTTGTTGTAAAAGTTAATAATCTTGCTGAGCAGGAGGAATTAGGTTTTACGGTTAAGGCACCGCGCTGGGCGATTGCTTACAAATTTCCAGCTGAACAAGCAGAAACAGAAATTTTGTCTGTTGACTGGACTGTCGGTCGGACAGGAGTTGTCACCCCAACAGCAAATATGACCCCGGTTCTTTTAGCACAGACAACGGTTGCTCGAGCAACTTTGCACAATGTGGACTATATTGAAGAAAAAGATATCCGTATTGGCGATCATGTCTTGATTTATAAGGCAGGGGATATTATTCCGAAGGTTGGGAAAGTACTTTTGGATAAACGGCCAGAAGGTCTTGAAGGCTTAGAAATTCCAACGAAATGTCCAGAGTGTGGTTCGGAGTTAATTCATTTTGAAGATGAAGTGGCTTTACGCTGTGTTAACCCCTTGTGTCCGGCGCAAATTCGGGAAAAACTAATTCATTTTGCTAGTCGTGATGCTATGAATATTGTGGGCTTAGGTCCGTCAGTCATTTCACAACTTTTTGATAAAAAATTGGTGGCTGATGTTGCTGATTTATATCAATTGACGATTGAAGATTTACTGACATTAGATAAGGTCAAAGAAACATTGGCTCAAAAAATTGTGTCAGCAATTGCGCAGAGTCGTGAAAATTCGGCGGAAAAATTATTATTTGGTTTAGGAATTCGTCATGTTGGTGGTAAAGCGGCTAAATTACTTTTGGAACGTTTTGCTAATCTTCGAGCGCTTTCTAAAGCAACAGAAGAAGAAATTTCTGAAATTCCATCTTTAGGTGGGGTCATTGCTACGGCTGTCGTTTCTTATTTTGAAACTGACGGAGCAAAAATTTTACTGGATGAACTTGAAAATGCTGGTGTAAATTTTGATTATTTAGGGGCTGTTAATATTGAAGGAATATTATCAGGTAAGACAGTTGTCTTAACTGGTAAATTGACGACTTTGAAGCGCTTAGAAGCAAAAGAAAAATTGGAAGCGTTGGGAGCAAATGTTTCTGGTTCTGTTTCTAAGAAAACTGATTTGGTAGTCGCCGGAGAAGAAGCAGGTAGCAAACTGACAAAAGCTCAAGACTTAGGAATTGAAATCTGGTCAGAGCAAGATTTGCTTGATTTATAA